AGGCGGTTTACGTATACTTTTGCGGCACCTGGTACGCGTACTGCAACATCGCCAGCACCTACGGCTGAGTTAGTTACATTGTATGTTAGTACGGTAGATGGTACGCCGTTGCCGTTTGTTGTTCCACCTTTTACGAATGGGACTAGTTTTAGCGTTGCTGTGTCGCGGGCTAAAATAGTACCTTCTACTGCGGTAGTTTCGCCGGCTAGTGTTAGTGTGTCGGAATTAAAAACGGTGGTTTGCGCGTTAAAAAGTACGTTGCCGTTGTCGATGTTTTCTACTTTGATGTTAGGCATTGAACTCTACTCCCGAAAGTGCTGCTACTTCTGCCGCTACTTGATCTTCAAAGTCGGGGCCGTTGTCGCCTTTTGGTGCCGGTGCGTCGGTTGCGCTTGTGTCGTCGGCGGCTTGTTTTTCAACTTGGCCTTTGTTCATGCCGGCAGCCATATATTTTGCTTGATATTTAGCTGATAGACCTTCGCCTGATTCGATCGCTTCTACTGCGATGTCCATTGCGCCTGACGCTTTAGCTAGGGTTAAATGAGCTTCGACGCGCTCACGCTCTTGTGTTGCGCCGATTGTCACCGCTTCCGCAAAGACGGCCGGGTGCGATGCTTTTAACGTAGTAAGATCCATAGTGGATGCTCCCGTGGTTTGTTTGCCGCCTGTGGCGGCGGTGGTTTTAGATTCTTGAATTTTGTCAATCATGCCAATTTTTAGGGCTTCTCGCGCGGTCATTGTTGCGCCTTGCCCGTAATTTTTACGCACGTCGTCTGCTGATATGCCTCGCCCTTCGGCGATTGCATCAATAAATTGGCCTTCAACTTGATCTAGCATTGTGCGGATTGTTGCTTGGCCCTCTTCTGTTTTTAGGTCTGGGCGTTTGTTTGGTGCGTTTGTGCTGGTGATTGATACTGCGTCTTCACGCGTAATTGCATCTATTACCACGCCTACGCTGCCTAGGTAGCTCATTGCGTTTTGCGCTACTATTTCGTCGGCTTGGGCTGCTATACCATATGCTGCACTTGCTGCCATGCTGCCAACATATGCGCGCGATGGTTTTGTGGTGTTTCGTATTGCTTCCATTGCTGCTAGCCATTCTGCAGATGCTTGGCCGCCGCCGCTTGCTATGTAGTATTCGATTTCTTCTACTTGCGGGTTTGATTCGGCTTCGGCTACTGCGCGTACTATATCGGCATATACTGTGTTGCCGCCGCCAAAGTAACGAGCCATAAAGCTGGGTGCGTCGGTTAGTGTGCCAACAATGTTTATTCTGCCGGTGTTGCCTGCTATTGCTAATGCGCTTTCTTCCATTGCGAGTATTTTTTGTTCATACTCTGCTTGCTGTTCGGCAGTTACTGCCGGTGCGCTGCGCATTGCGCTTAATATTTCAGGATTTAAAAGCCACATTTTAGCGGTCCTTTCTGTTAATTATTTTCATAATATACTACTAAATAAATTCTGTCCACGCTAATGCGTAACGCCCTATACTTGTTCCGGATAATGATTTTAATTCTATGTAATAATCTATTGATTGATTTTGGTCGCCGGCTAGGTTTCTTAGGCTGTTTTCTGATCCGTCTACGCTTAGTTGTTGGGCGGTTGCGTTTGAGGTTTTACTTCTGTCGTAGTCGGCGTATTGCTCTGGATCTATAATTGATATTGTTCCGCCGGTATTTACTTGGTTTTTTCTGGTGTAAAAAGATCCGTTGTATAATCGGCGTTGGTCAGTTATGTTTTTGCCAAATGTTAATACTGGGGTGTTAAATGCTGTTAGCTCTGATACATTTGCTGCGCGGTGCACGGTTAGTTCTATGTCGCCTACTGATGTGCTTAGCTGCTGTTCTACTAACTGAAAGTCTGCAAATGCGCTAAATTTCCACACTATAGGATCGCCCGCTGTTACTGATATTTTGCGGACGATGCGAAATTGGCGACCTTCTTTTAATGCAATTGGTTCGTTGTCGACTGTGAATGTTTTAAATTCTGATACTTTGGAGGTTGTTAAAATACCTTCGCCGCGAGTGCATACACCGTATACGCCTGGTGCTCCGCGATCTGTTATATATACGTCTCCACGCCTTAGCAATCTGCCTTGTGGTTCTGTTTGTGCTGTTTGAGCATAGTATATCCACACTTCTTCTGCGCTTATATTTTGTATTTCTATGCTGTCGCCGTTTGGTACTTCTGCTGTAGCTGAAATATTAACATGTATTTTTGGTGGTAATACTACTTCTTTAAGCATGTGCTACGCTCCCGACGGTGATACGTCCACTGTTGCGCTTTGCGTTACTGCTCTTGCATATATTAAGTCGCTTGCGCCTACGCCGTAAAACTGTGTGCGTTTTCCTGCTGTTACTTTGTCTAGCAGTGGCGTTTGTTCTATTGTTGTTGTTGGTAGTGAGGCGGCTTCTGTGAATACGGCGGTGCCTTTACTCATTAGAAGTGATCCGTTTACCTCTCCTGCTTGGGTTACTGCAACCCATGCGGTGCTAATTAATTGTACTTTGCGGGTCGACATCGGGGTACACCTCTTTTATAAGTTTCTGTTCGCGTGCTATACGCTTCATGTTTTGACGAAAGTTTGTGCCGTTTAGTTCTTTTGCTGCGCGCTCGTTGGTGATCCAACCTCGCTCTACCATGTTACCGTATGCTTTTGTTTGTTTTACCATGTCGGTTGATGGTTTTATTGCGCCTGTCCAGTCGCTTGATACCCATGCGTTGTAAAGTGGGTATTGGCGTTTGTCGTTCCATGCTGTTAGTAGTCCGTCGGCTGAGACTCGGCGGGCTATTAGTTCGTTGTATAACCATGCTTTATACCATGGTTTTAACAGTTGCGCGCTAAAGTCTGAGCGAGCTAGGTTTAGGTACATTTTAAATTCGTTTATTGCTGCTTGGCTGGCGCTGTAGTTGTTTGAAAATTGCAGTTGTAGTATTTCTGGGGGCATTTCGTTTGCCCATGCTATGGCTACTATTATTGCGTTTTCAAATGCGGCAAAGTTTATGTCTGTTCCGTCTGGGCGGAATCCTTTTATATCTTCGCCTTGCTGTAGCTCGTCTATTACTACGCCTGGTGACATTGCGCCGTAGTTGTTACGACGTTGCGGGCTCTCTGCGTCGCGAGCGGGTGCGCTTTGTCTGTTTGTTGTTGCTGCGGTTAGCGAACGGGTGCCCGGTTTGTCGTGTTCTTTTGTTACGTACATTGCTACTAGTGAGTTGATCACGGCTTTTCGTTGTGCTGCGTCGCGGTAGCGGTCAATTTCTTTTAGGCTTTGCAATATAATTGCTAGTAGTGGTTCGCCTCGGTTTTCTGCGTAACGTTTGTCGCAGCCGTAAACTAGCCATGCTACGCGGCGGTTTGATGCGGTGCCAAATGCTGGCTGGCGTACTACTTGGCCGTTTTCTTGTTCTATCCAGTATGCGATGTGCCGGCCTGCGCTGTCGGTTTCTACGCCATTTTCTATATTTGTTTTTCCGTTTGGCGGATTAACTACACATGAACCGGTGATCACTTGAAGTCGGTCTTGCCCGCTTTGTGTGTCGTATTTTAGTACGCATAGTACGTCGCCTTCGATTAGTGCTTCTCGGCGTATGTATCTTTGCAGTTGATAGCCTGTGTTTTTACCTAGGAAGTCGCAGACGCGGGCGTCTTCCATGTACGCATGGTGGCGGCGCTCGACGTTTTCTGCCCATTCTGTTAGCTCGTCTTCGTCCATGTTTGGTATTAGTTCTTCTGCTGGGGTGCAGTCGAGTGTTAGGCCTGTATTTATTTCGTTTGATATTAGTCGGCGGATCATGCCTCGGGCGTATATGTTGTCACGGAAAAGTTGTGCTGAACGCTTGCGTAGCGTCCAGTAGTCCATGTCGTATAGTTCGGTTATGCCAAAACCGCCGGCAAACTTTTCACCGGTGAACGAGCTATTTTGGTAGCTGCTGCCTCCGTCGTATGCGGCGGGCAGGTTGTTTACGTCGATTACGTTTGTGTTAGTCGCTGCGTTTAAGCTTGTGCTTATGCTGGCTGTATAGTTTATGTCGATTTGTGGCGCTGGTGCGGCTGTTTGTTTTTTCTTAAATCCGAACATGCTTAAAACCCCGGGCGTGCTATTAGCACGTTGTTGCCGTATAGCCTTGCTTCTAGCATTGTTATACGGTTCATAAGGCTGTCGATTAATTTGTTTAATGACGTTTCTGTCATTCGGGTTACGCTGGTTTTCCCTTGGCCGGTGTCCATGCTGTAGTTATACAAACCACCTACTAACCCTTCCGTTTGGGCTGCATATGCGGCTGTTAGCTGGTTTTTTGCCGCTTGAATTTGCTCCTTTAAAAACTCTGGGGTCATGCTTGTTCACCTGGTTGGACTTTCGCCTCAGTATAAAACAGTTTTTCTGCCATGACAACGTCCCAAAATTCTTTCCAGTCTACGAAGTCGCGTTCTTCTTGTACTACTAGCCAGTTCCACGCTAGGATTTCTATTCCTGCTTCTGCGTATACCATTAAATCCCAAAGTTCTTGCCTTGCGTTTCCTGGTCTGTACCATTCCCAGCCCATTGGTTGGCCTGTTCGTTCGTTGCGTTTTTGTTTTTTGTATTCGACTGTTAAGTGTTTTAGTACTTTGTCGCTTATGTCGAGCGGTGCGCTGAATGCGCCTTCTGGCATTACGCTATTACGATCCCAGTCGTCGCGTAGCTTTATTGCCATTCGATCTTTGTATATGTCGACTTTGATTGTGAATGCTTGTGTGCCTAGTTTTGTTTCGTAGGCGTTGAATTCTTTTAGTGCTGCGCCTTTACCTAGGTTGTCTTTACCTTGAATTGGTATTACTCCTGTGTCGTATTGGGCGCAAAACTGATAAACGGTGCTGGTTGCAAAGGACGAGTCTATTAGGGTTAATATTGCTCTGTATTCTCGGCCGTCGTCTGATCTCCATATTTTGTTTTCTATTAACTCTCGCATTTCTGCCCATGCGCCACGGTCGTAATGCTCTGTGCTTCCTAGTATTTCTATGTATTCAATTAATACTAGTCGATTCCCTCGGGTAAAACCCCATGCTCCTACTGCTAGCCAGTCGCCTTGTACGTCTACTGTTAGCATTACTAACCCGACTGTTGCTTGGGCTGCAGTTTCTAGCCATTGATTTGGTATTTCTCCGCTGTTGTATGCGCGGCGGCGGTGTTTGCTTACCATGTGTAGTTTTACGCGATCGCCGGTCATTTCAAACGGTTCTGCTAGTACGTTGTTGTAAAAAACTTGAAGTATTGACATGTTTTTTGGTTTGTTGTTTTCGGTGTCCCATGCGTCTAGCCATGTTGACACTGATTTGCTCCACGGTTGCATTCCTATTGGGCTGTAAAGCGCTGGTAGTTTATAGCTTCTTACGCCGGGTTCGGCTGGTTTTGCGTGGGGTTTCCATTCTGCGCCGCTTTCTGTTGCGAATAGTACTTCTTTGTCGTGTTCAAAATGCGGGTGGTTGCAATTTTTGCATTCGTAGCGGACTGATTCTGGTAATAATATGCCTTCTTCGCTTAAGTCCCATTTCATTCCGAATGTTTTTTTTGTTTCTTTGTCGGTGCCTTTCCATTGCATGTGCTGCTGGTGTCCGCATTTTAGGCAGCGGACGTAATAATGGCGTTGATCGCCACGCATGAATTGTCGGTATATTTTGCTCGAGCCTAAAAGCAGTGGTGTTGATCCTCTGAACTGTTTTCGCACTTCCCAGAATGCGGCGCAACGGTCGTCGCTTACTTTGTCTGGGTCGCCGTCTTTTCCTACGTAGTCTTTCCAAGCGTCTAGCTCGTCTTTTAGTTGGATCATGATTGAGTCTTGACGCAGTTTACTACCAACTTGCACGCCATGCGCTAAACAATATCCGCCACCAAACCAAGAAACTTTACCGCCTGTTACGCCTTGTTTTCGAACGTTTGTTGTGTCGTTACTTTGCAGTATGTGGCCTAAGCCTGATTGCATAAACATGGGTACTATGTTGTTGTCGAGTCGTTTTTTTGCCATGCCGTCGTCGTTTGTTAGCCATTGGCACGGGTATGTTTTTAAGTGCGCGGCGGCATACATTAGCACGCATTCTGCTACTGTTGAGTATGTTATTTGTACGCCTTTCATTAAGTTAACTTCGCGTACGTCTGAGCGGGGATCAAAGCAATCTACTATTTCTCGCATAAATGGATTTAGGCTAAATCTGTATGGCCCAGGGTAGCGCGTTACACTGGCTGGTAAGTATCGGTGTTCTTCTACAAACTCAGATGGGCTTAGGTGCCTAATTTCATCTGTTATTTTTTCTATTGATTCTAGTATAAATCCGGTGTGATCTACTTTCATTCGTATTCCTTTAGCATTTCTGCTATTCGGCGTTTGGCGTCTTTAATAGGTGCGCCTATTTGATCTTCTACTAGTTGCGTGGCGTCTTCTACTGTTCTTCCAGCTTTAACATAACTGTAAAGCCTGGCGCTAATTGTTTTACTTGCGTCGTTTAGTTGTAAGCTAAAGCAGCGTTCAAAACTACCAACGACTATGTTCATTAGTTCGCGTGGTATTAATTTGTTTTCTCGCTCATCATTTCTTAATCGTTTGTCTCGTATGCTTTCAATTTCTTTAACTGCTTTTAGCCAGTCAATAAACTGTGTGTCTGTTCCAAACTTATCAACAATGTCACGTAATGACATATCAAGATATTCCGCTATTTTTTCTGGCTGCTCTAATTTTGGTAATTTTATATTTTTTGCTGGCGCGGTTTTTTTTGCAGCGGGTGATCTTTTTTCTTTCCCAGCTGCTACGCCTCTGGTGTGTTGCGAGTACGCTCTCGCGTCTGGAATTTTCTTTCCAGTTTTTGCAAGGTGGTATTCTCTCGCTGATGCGTGAGCAATATCTATATTTTTTGTTTTAGGATCAAAGGCTTTTTCTAGCCTTCCTCCTTTTGCGCACGCTTTCGTAACTGCAGCCCGACTAACCCCACATAGCACAGCAAAATCAGCGCGCGGCTTAAAGCGTTTTTCAGTCATTTTTACGTTGCCCTGTTAACTTTGGTTGCGCTTTTTCCGATAGGTCGCCCATTAGGTTAACCCACGATCGCAATACTCGCAAGTGAAAAACCCTGCGCGGGTCAATCAAAAC